TTTCCACATAACGAGACAATTTGTAATGAGTTCAACGTGCGCAAATGGCTAGAAGAAGAATTGAATCATATTGAGAGTTCAGAAATGCCAGATCATTTGAAGTTTGAGGAGGAACAAGCATGACAGTAGGCGAGTTGATAGAAGAACTTTCGAAGTATGACGACAATCAGGACGTAATTATTGTTGATTGTAATTTAGTTAAAATTGTAAATGTAGCAGGTATATATGAAACCCGTCTCGGTAGAGTCGTACTAAATACAGACAAGGGGGACGAAGATTTATGACACACAAATTTAAATGTGAAGCAGTTAGAGAAGATAGATTTATCGTTGAACTAGACGAACAGTATTTTGACGAAGCGTGGTTTGAGCATTTCAGAGAACATTTTTACAATCACAGCGATTTAGCAGAGATAGCAGAGTTTATCGCTAGCGTTATAACAAGATTAGGAACAGACACATATATTGACGGAATCGGTGTGCCGTTATTGAACGGAGAGACCCCGTACGGCGCGGACTCTAGGACTATCAACGCTCATGTGAATATCGTTGCAACACAAGAGATTGGCGACCAAGAATGCGGAGTTCTGGTTTGGGAGGTTTCACAATGACAGTAGGCGAACTAAAAGAATTATTGAATCGTTTTGAACAAGATTCCATCGTTAAAATTAATGACACTATGTTAGATGAACTAGTGAAAGTAGGTGGAGGATGTGAATTTGGAGTTGACGGAAGTCCGAAAGTAGTTATTTTAATAACTGACGAGGAGGATTACTTATGACCCAAAAATTTAACGTAGGAGATAGCGTGCAGTTTGTTTATAACAATGAACACTTTGTAGGAACGATTAAAGAATGCCCAATTAGAAAAGACTGGTACAAAGTTTTGAGGGATGACGGAGGGACTTTATCTATACTAGAACACAGTTTAGCCCCAGCACCAGCGTTAGTTAAAGTGCCTCAATTTGTCGCTGATTATATTGAAGATGCGAAAAAAGGAGTGTATAACACATTAGCTGCCGCATTTAATTGTCATACTAAAAATTGGGATGTTTCGTCATGGTTGCAAAATTTTGATGATTTAGATGGCTTGGATTATGACAAAGCTTATAAAAATCAAGAACTATTCGCAAGAGCTTGGTTAGACGGCTACACAGTCGAAAAGGAGCAGTTGTATTATGTTAAAATGCCTTTCTTAACTTGGAACGAAGATTCAGTGGACTTAGAAACGAATTGGGCGTATTTGCAACACGGTGCAAGAAGTGGCGAGACACGGATGGCTGCTACAAATAAAGAATTCCCTTCGAATGATTTTAAATCAAGATTAAGCGAAAAGACAATAAAAGCAATAGACGAACGGTACTGGGCGTTTGCCGTACCAGTTGAGGAGGAGAACAAAAAATGACTGAAAAAGAACAAAATCAATTAGCGTTTTACAATAGTTTTTACGGTTTAGTGTGGGAAAGTGGTTGGTTGAGTAGCGATACAGCATATGACTTATCAAAGCAAGCACAGCAAGAATCTGGATTTAATGCGTTCGGTGAAGAAGTCGAGCGCGAAATTGGAGCATGGCGTGTTAAATCTGGCGAAATGTACTGGACTGGATGGGGCGAAGACGGTACGCACCCAACTTTCGCTTTAGACACAGCGCCCGATTCGTTATCCGATGTGCCGACTTTCAATAGTAAACGGAAAGCGGAAGAAGTTGCTGAAATTTTTGGAGGCGAGGTTGAGAGAGTAGAGGAGGGCGAGCATGAGACCGATTGAGTTTAGAGTGCGTGACAAAATACGAAATAGATATGTTGAAAATGACGTGGCAGATTTAGCTTTAGATTTACGAAATGGAAATGTATTATTCGGAGATTTAGGGCATGATGACAGCATTGTGAACGTTACGGATGACGTTTTACTTGAACAGTACACAGGCTTAAAAGACAAAAACGGCAGCAAGATTTTTGAGGGGGATATTTTACGAATAACGGAAATGAGCGAGGGATACAAAAGCGCTGAACTGGAAGTTAAAGAATTTAAAGCGCCTGTTGTATTTGATGACTACGGATGGATTGTATACGACAAAGAAGATACTGGATACCCACTAGTTATTTTAGATAGAGCGTTCGATAGTATCGGCGCGGACACCGAAATCGAAATCCTCGGAAACATCTACGATAACCCCGAATTATTGAAAGAAGGTGCGGCGGAATGACAGGCGTAGAAAAAACTGGACGAACGTCAGCAAGCGATGCTGTGGTTCATGCGCGATAATTACAAAGACTATCGAGAAAGCAATGATTTCACAATGTCGCTGTATTGTATAATGGACAGCCTGATCGCATTAGACGGTTCACTATATCGCCCATACGGCGATTTTAACGAAAAAGAACGAGTACAAATCATACGAGCGTTCACAACATGGGCGCTTGAACAGGAGGAAAAGGAATGACACCACCGAAGCCTATTTGCGAGGAATGCGACGAAACATTCATTGAGTATGACGATATCATCATTTTTAACGACAGTGCTTATCACAAAGACTGTTTACACGAAGTAGCAGGAACAATTCTTTATTTCAGAAAAGGCGGCAGTGAAGAATTTGTAGGAGAAGATGAAAATGCTGATTTTGAAGGCGTGGCGTATGAAAAATTCGATGGGTTTGAGGAGGAAACGGAATGACTGAAAAAACAATGGTAGAAATTAATGGAATAAACTTTGAGGTCGACATGAGAACAGCAGTAAGAGTTGACGAGTTTAAAGTAGGGGACAACATCAAAATACTAGATAAGGGCAGTAAAAATTTAATGGAAGGTGTAATTGTTGATTTCCTTAATTTCAAAGACTTGCCTACGATTCAAGTTGCATACTACAAGCAAGATTACTTCGGGGCGGAAATTAAATTTTTGAACATAAATAGTGAAAGTGCAGACTATGATATATTGCCGTGTTCTCCGCACGAATTCGAGCTAGAGAAAAGCGCTGTAGTTGAAAAAATGACAGGTGAAATAAACTCTTACAAAGAAAAAGCAAATCAACTTCAAAAAAAATTAGATTGGTTTCTGAAATTTTATGGAAAGCATTTTGAGAAGAAGGAGGCGCAAGACTATGACGCAGAATGAGAAGGATAGAAAAATTGTTAATCAAGCGCTAGTCGTGTGTAAAATAGCCCTGGGAACAGGAGTAGATGAAGATGCTCCGATGATTCAAGCTATTAGAATTGCGGATAAACTCCTCACAGAGCGCGAGAATGCGGAAGAGGGTTATTTACACGATGCTAGCAAAGTTGGTTATCAAGATGCTTGTAGTACTCGTTTTATTAATAACAAAGAAAATTACAATGGAAACCCTGGCATTAAAGGCGTCTGGATTGCGATTAAGGATGGGGAGGAGGAGTAGTGGAATTAGCACTTTATGCAACGGTAGCGGCGGCCATAATGTTAGTCATGTTTTTGACGATACGAGATAAGAGGCCAAAACTAGATTTTAGAGTTGGCGATGTAGTTGTGTTCCCGGACGGAGACAGACATGTGCTTGGAACTGTCGAAGCTATTGCATCAGATGGAATGTTATTTATTATCGGTTTAGATGACCGTGAATATCACAAGAGGATAGCGAGCGGTTGTGGCTTAGTGCAAAGAGAGGCGGAGAAACTATGAAAATTGATTATAAAGAATTTGCTAATTTCATCAAAGGAAAAGGAATTGTAATTGTAGAATCAGAGTGCTACGACCATTCGAGCGGCTGGAAAGGTAAGAATATGTACGTACGTGATGATAACGGCTTTTTGAATGAAGACGGCAATTACTACGATAGTGCAAAATGGGGAACAATCGACTTATCCGGGAATGGTTATTGCTTTAACGCAGGTTTTATTGCAGGAAACTACGAAAAGATTAAAAAGTTTTATGCGATGAACAGCCTTAGCACGTTTGAAGATTTTTCAACTTTTATTCAGAGTGTGACGGTGGAGAAGGGGGCGGAGTAGATGGCGAAAGGTATTTCAGGCGAAGATTTCAACAAAGCGGATGATGCTAACAAGGCTAAACTAGTTCAAGTAGTTAGCGATTGGTCAATTATCAACGGATGGAACAAGGACTCGCTACACGAAATGATTAAGTGGTTAGTTCAGGAGAAAAAGGTGCTTGATATGCTTGGATATGAAAAGTTTGTATTGGGCGCGAAGAAAAAAGAATCAGACCGAAACTTTATGATTCAAGCACTTAGCAAATCAGAAAACAAGCCAATTACATTTTATGAGGACATGGAGGATGAAGAAATTGAAACAAGGTACGAGGCAATTGTCATCAACGAGGCGACCGACTACTCGAAATAAATACAACAATAAGAAAACCACCGTAGACGGATTTACATTCGATAGTCAGGCGGAAGCGACGTATTACGGTCACCTGAAACTACTTAAGAAGGCGGGCGAGGTTGAGAGCTTTAAACTCCAACCTCGGTATCTACTGCAAGAAGGATTCAGAAAAAACGGCAAGAGTCATCAAAAAAATAGAATACGTCGCTGATTTTGAAGTTCTATACGCAGACGGCCACACCGAAATTATCGACATCAAAGGCGTTAAAACCGAGGCGTTTAAGCTCAAACAAAAGCTTTTTGAACGGAAGTATATGGATTCGATTAAATGCCTTAAGCTTGAGGGCAGAGGATTTGTGGAGGTATGAGGATGGAAAATAACAATAGCAAAAGTGGCGGAATAGGATTTGTTGGATTGCTGACAATTTTATTTATCGCCTTAAAACTGACAGACGTTATTGATTGGTCTTGGGTTTGGGTGTTATCGCCAATTTGGATAATGCTCGTATTAGGAATAAGCTTATTTCTTTTCTTAACGATAATTTCGTTAACAATAACTATTGCGGCTATCATAATACCAATCATTGGGAGGCGTTCAAAATGGAAAAAGAATTAGGGAAGATTAGCAGTGCGTTGGATTTAGAATTTTGACAGAGGTTTTATAAAAAAGGAGGAAAAAGAATGAAAAAATTAATCTGGATTTGGTCTGGGGTTGTTTTCGGTTTGTTAGTACTACTATTGGTAATAGGTATCACGACAAATAACCGGGTTATCGGGTTAGAAGAGGAAATATCAAATTCTAAGTCGAATATCTCCAAAGAAGAACAGCGGCGCGTGGATTTATTTCACAATCTAGTCGACAGCATAGAGAGCTACAATAAATATGAACAATCAACTCTGGATAAGATAGTTCAAGCTAGATCACAAAGTTCTAAAGGTAATATTGAAGCGGCAGAAAAGACAATTAGTGTCATCGTAGAACAGTATCCGGACTTAAAATCACAAAAGAACTATCAAACGGCTATGCGTGAGTTCAGTATCACCGAGAATCGACTCGCAGAATACCGCGGAAATTACAATGCAATGGTGAAAACGTATAACCGATATATTCGGAGATTTCCCGCCAGCTTCATCCTGTCAATCATCGGGTACGATAAGCAGGATTATAAATATCTCGATTTCAAAGTAGACAACAGCCAAGCAACCGACTTGTTCGGAGGTAAATAGGATGGATATCGAGGTTACAAAGAGGGAGCTACTGATTGCTGTTGTGATTGTTATCCTGATGACGTGCCTCGGATTGTTCTTGTTCGGGCGCGTGACGGATAACCTACTATCCAAAGCGGAAAGGTATCAAACAGCGCTTAAGGTTCGAGGCAAAGAAGATTTCCTCTACGCCTTAGATACGCAACAGGGAAACATGGTTGTGCAGGCTAAGCTGAAAGTAAAAGAGCCCGTGAGTTTCCCCGAGTTAAAAGGTAGCTACGCTTACGTGGAAAAGAGCCGGGAAGAGTATACGATGCACACGGAGACCTACACAGACTCGAAAGGCAAGGTCCATACTCGGACGTACTGGTCTTGGGATTATGTAAGTGGCAAATCCGAGAAATCGGACGAGCTGATTTTGTATGGAAAAACATATAGTGCTGATAAATTTTCTCTAATAGAATCCGAAAGGCTACGAGCTAGCGATGTTTTGAAAGATAAGTATAAAAGTAGACTAACGGGTTATTACTATTACACTGGTAGCCACGTGCGCTATAGTTACCGCGCTGTGCCTATATCTTTCAAGGCTAGTTTTATCGCTAATGCGGGAGAAAAAGGACTCTCGTCCGTAAAAGGAGATTCAGAAATAAGTCTCGAAAACACAGATATAGAGGGACTAATTGAACATTTAGAAAAAGGTGCTATGTGGGTGAAAATAGGATTCTGGATTGGCTGGTTAGTACTTACAGGCATTGCGGTTTTTGGATATGTCAGTTTAGAAAATAGGTATTTAGAAGATTAGAGACAAATAAAAAAAACGAGGCTCGCGCCCCGCTAATTAATCGAACAAATTAATTATAACACAGGGGGCGCTATTATTGAGTTTATTTGACCTACCACGAGCGAATGATATTGATTATATCAATACCGTTCGCGCTTTAAAACAGTTTTTCAAGGATTATAAAATCTTGCGTGTGAAGGCCGGAGAGCGTAAATTTCCTACTCTAACTACAACATACACGATTACGCCTCCCGTATTTTCAAATCAGTTTAACAGTAAAGTCGAGGATGCAGCAATACACAATATTGATACAGTCCAGGTCGCGCAGGATGTCGTTAAAAAGTACGATGTGATCATCAATCAGCTAGAGCATTTTCAGCGCAAAATCATCATTGAGTGCTTCATACACGACTCGCGTGATATTGACGTCATGATTGATATGCCTTATGAAGAAGCGCAATACAAACGTGAAAAGCGTAAAGGTGTTATACAATTAGCTACGACGCTCGGCATTGAAGTGCTAAAACAAAAATGATACTTTCTTGATACTTTTAGAGCGAAAAACCATTGTATAATTGTAGTATGAGAGAAGTGGGATAAACCCAAAAAAAATTAGATAACTTCTTTTCCCGCTTCTCTCATTTTTATCAAGGAGTAGCCAAGCGGTAAGGCATGAGGTCGCGCTTCAATCGCTGGTTCGAATCCAGCCTCCTTGTAATAAGCTGACCCCCTGCAGGTCGCGTTTTATAACGTAACTGATTGTATGGTCGGCTTTACATACCGTCCTATTGATTTATGTTTCCAGAGCTATGCACGGCATAGTTTATCCTCGCCTACGGGTAGAATGAATGAAAAGAGGAGAACAAAAAACAAGTCGTTGACGAGCGGCACCGCAGAAGTTACCTGGTTTTATAACTGCGGATTTACATAACTGTCCTACGCTTACTGGACATTAAACACGCCGAGCAGGCACTACAACGCGTAGTGCTTTTTATTATGTGTGAGGAGTGGTGAAATGAAAGTATTTGTACTGTTTGAACCAGGGCATTACGTTGATGAACCAGGTATTGTATGGGGAGTATTCAGCACCAAAGAAGAAGCGCAAAAGTATGTAGACAATAAAAGTTACAGATATATGGTGATTGATGAATATACTATTGATAAGTATGGAACGAGCGAGGATTAAATAATATGAAACAATTCATACACGATATGATCCATATGACAGAAGGTGAAAAGCTCATAAATTATTGGTGGCTATGGTTAGGTATTGGGATTTTATGCGCGGTAGTAATCTATAAAAGGAGTGGGAAGCATGGAAAATAACCAAAAGTTCGAGGATAAGGCGCGTAAAGCGTTCGAGGAAATAGTTAAATTTATCAAGGAAATAGCTGTAGCAATCCTTGATTTTGTTGAAAGAATTAAGCGTGTATTAGCCAATCACCCTGAAGCTAAAAAACACATGCAAATAGCAAGCAACACGAACAACTCGCGGATTAAACGCAAAAATATCAAGAAATTGCGTTTGCTTTCTAAGGGAGGCAGGCTATTCAACTAATTAAAATCTATTCTAACAAAGGGAGGCGTGGTGATATGTAGTGACTAAAACGGAGAAGAAATATAGAGTATTTGCACTGGCTTATGTGTCAAACGGTTTTAACGCTACAGAAGCCGCGAAAACCGCAGGATATAGCGAAAAGACAGCAGAATCGCAAGCGTCTAGACTGTTAAAGAATGTTAAGGTGCTCGAATTTATAGATGAAGAAATGAAAACAGTGTCGCAACGAATGCAAGATGACGCGAAAAAGGTTTATAAACTCCTATGGAGTCGCATACTTGATTGCGGGGTTAAGCTAGCTGAAAGCAACGAGGCCAAAAAGGGATTAACTGCATTGAATGCGGAAATGGCCTCTTTGCGATTGAAAGACGTACCTCTTGCTGAACACGTCGACAACTTAGACGATGAATTAGAACGTATGATGTTCCAAACAACTAATGAGGCAGCGGCAAGGCGTGAAGAGATAGAGTATGAAATGACTGAATATAACAATAGTCGCAGAGCAATAAAAGCGAAAATGAAGTATGTAGAGGCTTTAATGAGCAACTTCTATTTGAACTATCTTAGTAACGTTGAATATGAGAAGTACGCAAGGCTTCAATCAGACCTCTTACAAGACCTATTTGATCGCAGTGGCTATAAAGATATATCTGTACTGAACAATAGGAGAATTGAAGCCCAAGTAAGCAAAGCCGAATCAGAAGCAGCTATCTTTGAAAATAGAGCTGGCAAGATTGCGATTAATGATGCTGAAAAAGCACAGGTTAACGATTTAATCGCGATTGGTAATAAGATTATCGGTATAGAAAGCGGTGCTGATGATGCTACTGAGTGAGAAGCAAACAGAAAATATTTATTCCTCATTACAGGGCATTGAGCTTGAAATGAATGAGGGTACAATCCGTTCTGGGAAAACATTCTCCGATGCGCAAAAAATGGCTATTATTTATGCAGCTAGCCCTGATATGAATCATTTAATATCGGCATACAATCAAGAACAAGCTTACAGAATGTTCATGGATTGCGAGGGCATGGGGTTAGTTAATATCTTTAAAAATGTCGGAGAATTAAGAAGCGATAGACACGGCGATCATCTTTGGCTTAACTTGCCAAATGGCGAAAAGAAGATTTATTACAAAGGTGGAGGTAAAGCCAACTCCGTAGGCGCTATCACAGGGGTGTCGTTCGGTACTGTAACCTTTTTGGAGTTTAATTTACTGCATAAGTCCTTTATTGAAGAATCATTCAGAAGAACATTAGCTGCTAAGTTCAGATACCATTTAGCAGAACAAAACCCGCCAGCTCCAAATCACGCTAACTTAGAAACGCTAGAGCCGTTTATAAAAACTGGCAAGTATCGATTTAGGCATTGGCGGCCGCATGATAACCCGATTTTAACGGGTTCTAGGTTAGCGGATTGGGAAGAACAATGTAAAGTGTCCGACTACCTCTACAAACGCGATTGGTTAGGTCAACGCGTTATGCCCGAGGGTGTTATTTACTCCATGTTTGACATAGAAAAGCACTCAACTAAGAATCTTAAAGGCGCTGTTATTGAGACGTTTTTTACTGCCGATGGAGGACAAGGAGACGCGACTACCTGCGCTTTCTGGGCAGTTACTTTTTATCAAGGGCAGTATTATCTATACCGTATGGCAAATTACTATCACAGCGGTACAGACACGGGCCTAGTGAAAGCAATGTCCATTTACGCTAAAGAGATAAAAGAATTCGTTGGCTGGTGTAGAACGAAGTGGGCGGAATTCCCGCACTATAATTACTTTTTTGTAGATCCAGCCTGTAAGTCATTACGAGAAGAATTACACTTACTAGGAATTGATACAGATAAGGCGGACAACAACACCAGAGATAAGATTTCAAGCAACGGATTAAAGATAGAAATCGGGATAGAGCGAATGCAAAATGCGCTTTCGAAAGGTGTGTTTTTTTTTGTATGAGCATGAGGCCCCTTACGATCATTACAATTTTGTGAAGGAAATCGGGATGTATGTGCGAAATGATAATGGCATTCCTGTTGATAAAAGCAATCACGCATTAGATGAAGCGCGCTACGGAGTCAACTACTTTACTAAAACATATTTGGGGGTGATTTGATTGCTAGAAAACATTAAAAAATTTGTTTAGGAAAGGTGGTGCTAAGTTAGGCATGGTTGAGTCTTTAGAGAATATAACGGATCACCCAAAAAATTAATATCCCGCAAAATGAGTTAGATAGGATATTCCAGAACAAAAAAGTTTTACGCAAACCCACAGACTTATGTCAGTTATAAAAACGTTGATGGGGATGACGTGGAGCGAGAATATCATGCGATTAATGTATCGAAAGTGGTATCGAAAAAGCTTTCCAAGCTCGTATTCAACGACGGCTGCAAAATATCAGTTGATAATAAAAAAGCGAATGATTTTTTACAAAAAACATTAGAAAAATCTAAGTTTAGAAAGAACTTTGGCGAAGAACTAGAAGGCGGCTATGCTATTAGCGGCTTGGTCCTTAGGCCATATTATGATGAGAATTCTAAAACCATAAAAATAGCGTATTGTTCCGCAGATAGTTTCTATCCGCTTGAGTCAAACACAAACGACGTTAGCGAAGCGGCAATCGCGACAAAGACCCAGCGGACAGAGAACAAGAAAACAATCACATACACACTATTAGAATTCCACGAATGGATAAACGGCTCATACGTCATTTCAAATGAATTGTACAGGTCCGAAACGGAAATGGAAATCGGTATTAAGGTTCCGTTATCAGCGCTGGATAAATACAAAAAACTACAAGAGTCTGTAACCCTCCAGGGATTTACCCGACCGCTTTTTATCTATATCAAACTCGCAGGAAAGAATAACATAAATTACGGAAGCCCCCTTGGCCTAGGCGTTATCGATAATGCCAAAAGGCAATTGCAAGATATTAATGACAAATACGATGAATTTATGTGGGAAATAGAAGAAGCGAAGACAAGAATTATTGCCTCGGACCATTTCTTTAAGACGAGATACAACTCAGAAGGTAAGTCAATCCAGAGATTCGACAAAAAAACGGGCGTCTATAACAAATTGAGTAGTGACGAACCATTTATTGATGAATTTGCGCCCGCTCTTAGAGCATCAGAGTTCATAGAATCCATTAATTTTATCTTACGAGTGATTGAACTAAATACCGGCTTTAGCTCTGGAACGTTCTCATTTGATGGTAAATCAGTCAAGACAGCAACTGAGGTTATTTCAGAAAACACGGAGACATACCAAACGCGGACCGATAATACATTGATTGTTGGTGAGGCCCTTACAGAATTAGTAATCACAATTTTTGAGCTTGCGGCAGCCTACGGGCTTTACAATAGCGAAATGGATTTTGGTATAAATGTAGACTTTGACGATGGCGTTTTCTCCAGCAAGGAAGCTAAGTTAGATTATCACGGCAAGGCCGTAACATTAGGAATGCTATCGAAAAGGACCGCGATAATGAGGCAATATGGCGTTACAGAAAAAGAGGCTATAGCAGAGCTTGAAAGAATAATCGAGGAACAATTAAAAGCTTCGCCAGATCAGCAACAAGCTTTAGCGGAAGTCAGTTTATTAGGTCGTGAGGAGTGATTTAGATGTCTATTACGCCGCATCAACTGGACCTTTATACAAGTCAAGTTGTCGACATGTATAGAGCGCTAGAAATAGATATTTTTAAACAAATCGCTCGACGCTTAAAAGCGAGCGGTAATGCAACACTCTTAGAATGGCAAATAGAAACGCTGGCACAACTAAATATGATAAACAACAACATTATCAAGGAGCTTTCTATTGTGTCTGGCCGATCATCGGAAGAGATAAAAAGGATAGTTTCAGATGCTGGTTATTCAGCGATAAAAGATGTTGACAGCCATTTAAAGAAAGTATTTGACCCTAAACCTCTCCCAAACGATTTAGATGTCATCTTAAGTGCCCATGTAGGGCAAGTGTTTTTGGAACTTGATAACTTAGTGAACCAAACCCTCATCACAACGAATTACGGTACTAGCTTAGTAGCTCAGATGTACCAACGAATCATCAATGAAACAACTGCTAAAGTTATTAGTGGCGTAAAAACGCTGGACAAGGCGTTAGAGGAGACGATATTACGCTGGGTCAATAAAGGTATCGATAGCGGGTTTGTAGACAAGGGCGGGCATACGTGGTCCTTAGAACGCTATGTTGACACGGTGATTCGTTCAACAGTAAATAACACCTATAATGAACTGAGTACATCCAGAATGGGAGAATACGACGTATATACCGTACTGATGACATCTATTTATGATGCGGCGCCAAGATGTGCTGGATGCCAAGGGCTTGTATTAGACATGCGCCCATTCGGTAAAAACGAATCGGGCTATCCCTCTATTTATGAATTCGGCTATGGCAAACCGGGCGGAACCTTGGGAATCAATTGTCGGCATCGTATTATACCGTTTGTACCGGGTGTAAATACAAACAACCAACCCGTGTATGACACCGAAGACATGGATGAGCGCTATAAATACCGCCAGATGCAACGAACGCTAGAAAGACGCATTAGGGCCACGAAGAAAAATATCATTATCACGCAAGAGCTAGGTTCAGACAAATTAGATCATTTCAAGCGGCTATTAAGCAGTCAACAAGCGCAGATGAGGGACCTTTTAAACGAATCAAACGCAAGTCATCTTAAACGGAACTACAAACGCGAGAAAGTCGTTACACCAAAAGAATTATTAACGAAAAACAAGTCCTAAGGGCTTATTTATTTTGTCTCGACCTGCTCGGATGTCGTAAAAAGACGGCCCTCGTGGTCGTACCACGTAAAAAATCGTAGGAGGAAATAATATGAAACGTGATTTTTTAGAAAGTTTAGGCTTGGACAAAGAAACGATTGATAAAGTAATGTCTGAACACGGTAAAAGCCTCACTGCCGAAAAGCAGAAAGTAACTGAATTGGAAGTTGAAAGAGATAGCTTTAAGGAGCAACTTTCACAACGAGATTCAGATATTGAAAACGTTGAAAAAAAGACTCGGGTACAAGCGAAGAATTAAAACAACAACTAGAAAAGTGGCAAGGGGATTACGATACGTTAAAAGCTGATTCGGAGGTCCAACTCGCAGAGACCAAAAAAAAATGCTGCAATTGATTTAGCGCTGACTAAAAGCGGAGCTAAAAATATCAAAGCGGCAAAGGCTTTGTTGGATTTAGATGGCTTAGAGGTAACGGAAAAAGGTGTTAATGGGCTAGACGAACAGCTGAAAGCTTTACAGGAAAATGAATCCTATCTGTTTGGTGAAAGCGAGAAAGCGACAACCCTACAGATTGTTACGGGAGGAAATCCGGGGCAAACAGTTGTTAAAGAAGGTCCGTTAGGCCAACAAATGAAAAGTGAAAAATTTAATCTAACTAAATTTTTGACGGATAAAGGAGAGAATAAATAATGGCAAATGAAATTACGCGTTTATTAGATGTTGTAACGCCAGAAGTGTTCAATACGTATATGAACAACTTTACAGAAGAAAAATCGGCTATCATCCAATCGGGTGTCGCTGTTGCGGATCAATCCGTATCACAAAATATCACAGCGGGCGGGTTGCTTGTCAATATGCCATTCTGGAATGATTTAGACGGTGAAGACGAGACACTCGGTGACGGGGACAAAGCGCTAGGCACAGGTAAAATCATTGCAGGTGCCGATATTTCTGCGGTAATGTATCGTGGCCGTGGATGGTCTGTCAACGAATTAGCGGCTGTTATCTCAGGTGACGATCCTATGGGTGCTTTGATGGGAAAAATCGCCTCATGGTGGATGCGTAGAGAGCAAACGGTCCTAATCTCTGTGTTAAATGGATTGTTTGCAAATAACGGCGCATTGGCAAGCACGCACCTTCTTGATAAACCAACGTCGGCAATCTCGGGAAATCTAGTGCTTGATGCAAAGCAGTTGCTAGGCGATTCAGCAGATAGACTAAGTTTAATCGTTATGCACTCTGCTGTTTATACTGAATTACAGAAACAGAATCTAATTGCGTTTATTCCTAACGCACGCGGTGAGGTCAATATTCCAACGTATTTAGGATACCGCGTTGTTCAAGATGACGGTGTTCCGGTTAAAGACTCTGTTTACACGTCTTATCTATTCGCTACAGGCTCCATTGGTCGTAACACAGGTAATCCAGCGAAACTAACAACGTATGAAACAGCACGCGATTCTGCCAAAGGCAACGATCAAGTGTTTACTCGTCGAGCATTCACGATGCACCCTTACGGCGTTAAATTTACAAACGCTGATCGTGAAGCGGGAGAGATTACTCCAACAAACAAAGACCTTGCTAAAGCCACTAACTGGGAAAAAGTTTACGAAGATAAGCAAATCGGCATTATCGGGATTAATCACGCACTAACTGAACAATCAGGTGGCTCGGGGGAGTAGCACCGCCGCAATCTCGTGCGGCGACAGTAGACTACAATAGCCTTACTGTTCCAGAAATTAAGTTACTACTGGACGACATGGGAATCGATTATAAAACAAATGACAATAAAGCAACTTTAATCTCTTATTTAGATAAGGAGGGGTAACGTGGAGAGTTATCTTACGTTGAGCGAATACAACGCTCAAGGTTTTGAGCGAATAGAGGACCAAGATCATTTTGACAAACTTTTATCCAAGGCGAGCGCCGTTCTGGACAACACGACTCGCCGTTTCTACGTGTTTGAAGAGCTTGAAAGCGACTACCCTTACCGCAAAGAAGCGTTCAAGAAGGCCCTAGGCTGCCAAATTGAATACTTCTTAGAAACGGGTGAGCTGACAACAGAAAGCCTTAATAATTCGCCTCAAAATGTCGCTATAGGTAGCACATCAATCTCGAATACGTCTAAATTTAATGCAGCCGGCAAGAATGAAAGTAAGTCTATAATTTCTGATGATATTTACATTTATCTTGAAGGTACAGGGCTGTTAAGTCGAGGTGTTTGTTGATGCGACTGCCTAAAATTCCTAAAAACATGCTTGTTGATACGTTTGTTTACGAAGAATTTATAGATGAGGACCGTTACGGCAAAGCGACATATAAAGCTCCAGTGCTAGTTAAGTATGTGCGGATTGACAGAACGCTAGCTTTTAGCCGAGACGCAAGCGAAACAAAAATTATGGCAAATGCAACTATCTATTGTTATGCGGATCATACGACGCCATTCCCGGCGTTTATAGAACGCTCTAAGATAACATATGACGAGAAAGAGGCGATTTTACAGAGTGCTTCTAGTTTTTCGCACCCTTATCGTGCAGAAACATGGTCCTATGAATTGAAGGTGATCTAATGGGCGTTAAAGTTAACATTAATCTAGATGGGGTTAAAAAAAAAGCTCGGCAAGAAAAACTTAGAAAAAGGAAAATACGCATTAGCCAATCAGGCTTTAGCTGATATGAATCAGTTTATACCCGCGGATAGTTACTTGTTAAGGCAAGTAGGAGCTGTTGCCGCTGACGGAAGCACATTAATTTGGAAGACACCCTATGCGAAACGCCTATTCTATAATCAATTTTCGAATTATACAACGCCAGGAACAGGTCCTAGATGGGACTTAGAAGCAAAAACTATGTTTATGAGTGATTGGCTGACAGCATTTAAGAAAGGATGCGGATTATGAGTTTAGATTTTCAAGACATGCTTATGAATGAAGTTGATACGCTCAAATTAGCTTATCCGATACGGGCTGGCGCTTTGGACGTTGAAGATTCCATCGCGCTTAACTCTATCGCTGGTGGTAAGACTATTAAGTCATATTACGATGGCACAGAGCAAAAAGCGCTAAACTATGAGTTCAGTATTAAGACCAAGGACCAGAAAAAAGCAATCGATTCATTAAATGCTATTTCGCTTCATCTAGAAGCCGCGAAGCACTTACCTAGCGGAAATAGCTCATATGATTTTGATGGTATTAAAACAACGAATGAATCTTTTTTTTGTCGGAGAAGACGAAAAAGGGTTCTTTTTCTTTCGCTTGATTATTCAAGCAACCATTACAGTTTATTAATTTTAGGAGGTAAATAATTATGCCAACACAAACAGGTTTTGTAGTAAATGCAAAGACAGAGTATGAAATAGCTGAACTGGTTGAAAGCATCGAAAGCGCGGAATGGTTACCACTGGCTGGCGGTATTCAAGAAATTAAACCTAGTTCAGAGGAAGAAGTAGATGAAACAGCCTATTACGACGGCGGAGGCTCAAAAACGAAAGATGTTACTGGTGTTTCGGAAAGTTACGATGTTTCCGGACATCGTAAATATGGGGACAAAGCGCAAGATTTGATTGCAGGAATGTTCCGTAAAACTGGAGATAATAGAAAGCTATATTTCAAAGTGAAACAAGTCGATGGGGTGACAGCTCAGGGTATTGCGACAGCTTCTGAAATTATACCATTTGGTGGCGCCGCAGAAACAAAAGGCGAATTCAGTGTAAAAATTAGTTTTGACGAAACGCCAGAAGAGGTAGCTGCGCCCTAAGCCCAAGCCGGTCAGCGTCACAGTGACCAATCAAACGGAACTATCAGCGTTGAAGCTTCAAGGCAGGGCTAAAATCAATATTGCTACTTCACCTGATGACGCTGACGATAGCGTTATTTATGAGACTAATAGCAATATTATAGAGGTTGATAGCCTAGGAAATATAAAAGCTATTGCCGGAGGAGACGTAACACTCACGGTAACGTCCAAAGTCGATAGTTCTATTAAAACGGATGTAGATGTTTCTGTTCAATTGCCTGAGATTAAGAGGGTTATTGAAAACGTCGACTCATTTACGAACTTGACGAGTTGGCAATTGCAATCAGGTGCAGGGACGTCACGTGTAGCGGATACAGTGAACACAGCTGATACCCAATCTATAAAATTAGTTGCTGATAAGGTGATTGCCTTCATGCGTAATGCAACGATTAATGTCGATTTGAAAGATAAGACTGGGTTAGAAGTATTGTTTTATGTTCCTGATATAACGGCGGTGAGTAAGCTGGTTATATACATTTCTAACACAACAGCACTAACGGTCAACGCCTCGAAAAATATTTTGCAGTCTGATCTGAAAAAAGGGTGGAACAAAGTCGCATTCTCGCTAGAAGGTATGACAAAAAGTGCGGGCTTTGATTTCGATGCGCCTATGTTAGCCATGCAGGTTCGTGTGGAGCCTGTCAGTGGTATAACAGCAGAGGTTAGCTTTGACAGTATTTCAAGTGTTAAAGCTAACAGTGCAAACGTCCTTTTCACGATGGATGATGGTTGGATTTCACAATATGATGACCATTACCCTATACTAAAAAGCCGTAATTTACGTGGCAACATAGGGCTTATTAAAAACAAGTTAAGCGCAATCGGATACATGACTAAAACACAATTTACAGAGCTTTACAACTTACGCTGGGATATATTCAACCACACAGAAACACATCCAGACCTTTCGGCATTAACCAAAGACCAGGTGAAAGCGGAATTGGGCAATTGCTACGATTGGTTAATTGCAAATGGCTTTGAGCGTGCGGCGGATATTACAGCTTATCCGCAAGGGAAATATAGCGATATTGTACTTTCGGCACTGGAAGAGCTTAATTTCACATGGGGGCGCTCACTAATTAATGGTATTGACCTAGAAAGTCAGCGCGATAATTATTTAGCTAAGGCATTCAATCTAACACCTAGCGTCACAGCGGATAATGCTATCAAGGCGGTAAATGAAGCCATTGCAATCGGTGGTACCATTACATTCTTGACGCACAAACTGATACCCGAGAGCGAGATTACGACAGATGCTATGTATTGGAGTAAAGAGCGATATATTGCCCTTGCTGATAAAGTGAAATCCGAAGTTGAAGCTGACAGGGTGATTGTGCCGACTGTTAGCGAATTAAGTAAATAAAATAAAGCCCTCCTTGCGGGGGCTATTTTGGAGGTACAACATGGCTAAAGTAACGAATATAAATAATAACAAGAACGTCATTCATATTGATTTAGAGGAGTCCTATCTCGATTTTAACATTGCTGGTAAGGTTTTTAAGGTTCCATTAGGTGATGATGCTCGTTTGGAAATAATTAAGGCTGGTGATGAATATCAAGAAGCAGTCGATAAATTAGAAGAAATTGAAATTCAGGATCCGGAAAATATAACAACAGATGAGTATATCCGGTTATTGGAACGAAGTGAAGAACTATTAAAATATGCCTTGAATAAATCATTAAATAGTGAAAAGGCATATGACTACATCTACGAGAACACAAAAGACATCCTTCGAGTTGTTAGGGTTTATCGTATGGTACAAAGCGAAGTTGAGGCATATTTTGGAGCCAATACAGCAGTAGATCCCGATTATCGAAGTCAGTACTTGCAAAAAGTCAATGCGAAAAAGAAGAAGTGATCTAGATGTTTAATTTAGCTTATTCACTTGAAAATGAGGTGCAAATTGGCGAGGACACGTATTCTATCAACATGGCGTATGATAATATTTTGCTGTTTATTGAGCTTTTGGGTGATAAAAGTGTTCCAGCTGACAAGAAGTTAGAAATCAGTATTGAGATTCTGCTTGGTGAACAACTAGAATATCCTATCGAAACCTTAGAAAAAATCTTTTCTAAATTGTTAGAGATTGTTTTCGAGACCGAGGAACAAGAACCAGAAGAGGTTGAGCTTGATTTAGCGGGTAATCCGCTGCCTGAACAGTTTCAAAAAAAAGAAAAAAAGAGAAAGTGCATTACAACCTCATGGAAGACGCACAGTACATCTTTTCTAGTTTCAAGCACTATTACGATATTGATTTGTTTGAGGTTCAAGGCGAGCTAGATTGGCGCAAATTCAAAGCGTATTTGTCTGACCTCGGCAGTAAAACAAAATTTAAAGAAGTCATGGAAATACGCATGATGAAAATACCAAAAGACGCAACGGAAGAAGAAAAAGAAAATATCAAACAGCTGAAAAAGTTATATCAACTTAAAGCGGATCATGGCGATATTGAGAATGACGCGATGGATTTAGCAGAAAGGCAAGCTTTGCTTAAAAAACAAATGGCAGAAGCGGAAGGAAAAGAGGTGGAATAAATGGCAGATGGGCAAGTAGTTATTGAAATTAGTTTGGATCCCGATGATATCGACAAAGGTATGGCTAAAGTGGAAAAAGATTTTATTGCGAAAGGTAAGAGCATGAGTAAGAGTTTTGATGAGGCTTATCGTGAAGCGACTAGAGCAGCGGTGAATAGCTTTGCGAAAATGAAAGAAACAATGATTCGCTCGATGCAAACAGTAGCTAACACAACTAAAAGCGCGATTAAAACAACGATTAGCACTGTACTGCAGTTACCGGCAAGGGTTCAATCGGCAGTTGGTGCAATGGTTAACTCACTGAAAAGCAGTCTGCAAAACTTTGTTAAATCAGGAGTTTCGAGCTTTAAAACCTTAGGTACTAACATTAAGCAGATGGCGACTAACTTACGAAGTGGATTCACAAGTGCCTTTAACTACGTTCAAACGAGTTCGCAACGTGCGATGTCTGTTGTAGCAAATACAATCAAGGCTCTACCAGCAAACACCAAGAGCGCAGTAGTGAATATGAAGAATTCATTTATTAGTGGGTTTGAGAACGTTAAAACAGCAAGCAAGAACATGACAACGCAATTAGTCACTTCATTCAAGAATATACCTAACATGGCGAAAACAGCCGCCACATCAGCAGGAAATGCGCTTAAAACTGGTTTAGTAGTTGCATACAAAGCGGCGGTTATAGGTGTACATCAAGGCACAAAACAAATCATTGCAGGTATACAAGATATTCCAGGTGTGGCAAGAACAGTTGGCTCGGCTACAAGTTCGGCATTGAAAACAGCATTTAACGCTAGCGTATCAGCGGCAAAAACAGCAGGGCAAGGGATAAAAACAGGTTTCCAAGTCTCTTTAGCAAGTGTGAAAAGTGTTGCTGTTGCATCAATGAATGGTGCGAAGAATGCTATTTTGAGTGTTGGCCGAGGGACGAAAAGTGTAGGCGTTAGTATTAAAAATGGCTTTGTTTCAGCGTTTAATGGTATCAAGAATTCCGCTAAAAATGCTGGGGCATCAGTCAACGCGGCATTTAAGAAATCGATGGAAGAGCCGGCGGAGCAGGCAAGGTTAAGTATATTACGACTTGTAGCCGCGTTTGGCATAGTGGCCTCAGTTAAAAACGGGTTTTCGAGTGCTTTTGAACGAATTGATGTTATGGAGAGATTCCAAAGAGTCATGACTGTACTTATTGGCGATGCTAAACAGGTAAATAAAGTACTGGAAGACACAAAGCAAATAGTTGTGGGTACCAGTTATGGGTTAGACGATGCAGCCAAAGCGGTTCAAAACTTCGTTACCAGAGGATTGAATCCCGATAAAGCCGTGGGCTATGTGAAGTCATTTGCCGACGCAGTTTCATTCTATGGGGATGGAAGTGCTGAGCAGTTTCAGACAGTTAGTTTTGCGTTATCGCAGATGCTAACTAAAGGCACTGTAGAAATGGATAAAATGAATATGCTATTTGATTCAGGAATCGACGGGGTTGGAATCTATGCAAAAGCCGTGAAACGTGATTCAGCAAGTGTGCAAAAAGACTTATCGGATGGAAAAATAAAATCAATTGATTTTATCGACACTGTTTCTAAGGCAATGATGGAGGGAACAAACGGAGTAACTAAAATTGCAGGTGCTGCGAAAAATGCCGGCGCTAGCTGGGCTGGAACTTTCAAAAATATGAAAGCAGCGGCTACTAGAGGGTTCATGGAAATTACACAAGCTATTGATAATTCATTGATAGAGAATGGTTTCCAAAGCTTACGAGATAGCATAGCAAGTGTAGGCGTTCATATTGAAACAGCACTAAAGAAATTTGCTTCATACATTCCGACAATAGTGTCAAAAATGATAGAGCTTTATAATGTTATTAAGCCATTCGCTCCTTTGATATTAAAAGTCGCGGCGGCTTTCTTTGCTTTACAAGCCGCTTCGGGAGTTCTTGGTTTGTTTGGCAAGATAGGGAAAACGTTTGTGCCTTTAAAAAAATCGTTGCTGATGATTACTAGTGGATTTATGGGGCTTGGTAAATTTATTTTAAAGCCTGCTGAAGCTATTGTACCGTTAATTGCAAGATTTAAAGGATTGATGGCAGTTGCTGGACCTGTTGGTATTGTTATCACAGCGCTAACAACGGTAGTTATCGGGATGTTCCAAGCATTCAAACAGAATACAGCTAATATCAAAGGCTTTATGTCCGGCGCGTTCGAGGGTATCAAAAAATCATTTGGTGAAATGGTTAAAGTTTTCAAGCAAATAGTCACCACGTTAAAACCTGTTACGAGCGGTTTTTCAGGACTACTAAAATACATTGGTGTGGGCGCTTTTGTCGCTCTAACAGTTGTTTTAGCTGGATTAGTGGACATTCTTCGTATATTAGCCACCGTCGCACTCTCTAGCATCAAGACCATGCAGGGCTTGTATTATGCTGCTAAAGCGGCGTATCAAGCTATGAGGCTAGACATAAAGGGCGCTGGCGAGAGTATGAAAAAATCCGGAGAATCTTTTGTAGAAGCCGGAAAAGTCATGGCAGGTGCGTTTGATCCAGCAAAATCGGCTGTGGTTCAGACGATAGGTTCCATGAAAGAACTTGGTAAAGAGACGGATAAATCAGCAGGAATAACAGCCGAAGCGATGCAAAAGAGCTCAAAAGCTGTACAAGAGAATGCTAAACAGACAGAAAAAGCTGTTTCAGACTCCAATAAGAGAATTGATGTGCTTCTAAAAGGCGGAATGGATCAATATGGTACGAAACATACAGCACAAACTACATCATTCCTAAAAGCCGCGAAGGATTTATATTCAAACTATCAAAAAGACGCGCAGACAGCGCAAAAAGAATACGCAGACGCAATGACGAAGGCGGAAAGCGCAAGTGGTAATGAACGCAAGAAAATTATTGAAACAGCAAACAAGAACCTCGCTGATACAACGAAACTTGGCAACAATATGCTTATTTCGCTAAATCTAGATTACGGGAAAATGCTAAAAGAAAACCGTTGGACTGATGGTAAAGCTCTAACTGCTCAACAAAAGGAATTCTTAACACAGCAAACAGAAGATATAAGGGTGGAGCTTGCTAAACAGAACCAAATGTATGCAGAAGCTAACCTCACTCGTATTAAAAATGGTAAGTCTGTTAGTCAAGAGGAACAGCAATTGACGCTATCCATTATCAAAGATTCCTATAATGATTGTAAAACAGCTGTTACAAAGGGTGAGCAAGAGCTTGCAAACTTGGAAAAAGCACAAAGAGAGGCTAAAACACAAGCAGAAAAAGACTCTTTGGGCATTAAAATAATTGACCAAAAGAAAACGAATGATGAAATACTGACAAACCTTAAAAGTTGGACTGGTGAAATGAATCTGGCTATGGGGAATGGTAGTAAGTTAACCGCTGAATCATTTGCTAGCGGCCTAAGCATGATGGGGAAAGTCACTGATGAGCAACTAGGTTTGTTATTCCAGAGTTTTGTTGTAACAAGTGGATCCATTGATAGTAGCTTAGGAGCTTTAGGTGTCATCATGGAGCAACGTGGTGGCCAGAATATTCAAGGGTTTGTAAATGCGCTGAAAAGTGGCGATTTCCCAGCTGCTGGAATGCAAATTACAGAGGGCGTTATTGATTCTATTAATAAATTACCACCTCAAATGTTTGTAGAAGGCGAAAAAGGAAGAGATGAATTCTTAAAAGCAATCAAGTCAAATCAGTATCAAGAAGCTGGTAAGTATCTGAATGATGGGGTTAAAACAGGTTTAGAACCATTTGATGCTATGATGGCCGGAAAAGGTAAAAGCGGTGGAAATCAGTTAAGCAACAACTTAAAAGGCAAGCAAAAAGATGCTGAAAATGCTGGTAAATCTTTAGCTTCGAAAGCCGAAGCGGGCGCGAAAACTGTTATTCCTAAGTTGTCAACAGTCGGCGGTACTGGTGGTCAAAACCTTGTAAATGGGTTAGACAATAAACAGTCCGCGGCATATAATGCAGGGGCGAACGTAAGTAATAGTGGTAAATCTGGCGCACAAAGCGTTGGTGGTTGGGAATCTGTCGGTTCGAACATGGGAGCTGGTATATCTGCCGGCCTTCGTTCGGCAGCTGAATCAGTAGGAACGGCCGCCGCAAATGTTGTAAGAAATGCAATGGCAGCGGCTCAAAATGCTGGACAAATTAAGTCACCATCTAGGCTAATGCGCGATCAAGTTGGTAAGTATTTAGCAGAGGGTGTTGCGGTCGGCATGGATCGTGATAAAACAGTCGTTAAATCCGCTAAAAATATGGCTCTTTCTGCAGTTACAACGACAAAACAAGCGTTAGATATTCATTCTCCATCAAGGGTTATGCAATCGCTCGGTGAATTTGTGGGTCAAGGTCTGGCGAACGGGATCGTTGGCACACAAAAACAAGTAGCGAAAACGGGAACTACATTGGCGAAAAAATTATCAGATGCGATAAATGCAGGTTTAACGACAAAAGCGGCTAAGAATAAGCAGATGAATGCGACTTTGAAAACGTTGAATAAGCAACAAACGCAGCTGAACGAGTTAGTTTCTAAGCGGTCACAAGCAACAAAGAAAATAAGCGCTCTGAATGCACAGCTGACTAAGGCACCAGCTAAGAAGAAATCAGGTTTTGCGAAACAAATCGAATCTGCTAAAAAACAAGTACAAAGTTACAACAAGAGCATTACGAATTTGCAGGATAAGATTAGTACAACAAAATCAAAAATTGGTGATATTGGTTTAGATCGTAAAACAGCAATACAAGCGGCTAGTTTGAAATCGATTCAAAGTTTTGTCAGAAACGAAACGAACAAGCTCAATGCTATTGCAAAACAGCGTGATACAGTCACCGCTAAACTGAAAGATGCGAATAAAAAACTTGCTGACCTGGTAAAAGATAGCCAGAAATATTCGCAGGATATCATGGAGAAAACACTGGATTATGCTTCTATTACAAACGTGGCCAAAACTGGTGTAACTGGTGACAAGATAAAACAAGCCCTAACTGACCGTTACAACAGCATCAAAGAATTTACAACAAACATAGCGAAGTTGCGCAAGATGGGCGTTCACAACACGATTATTCAGGATATTGTTGAGGCGGGTGTTGATGGTGGTGCGGCATATGCAAAAGCACTGGCCGTCACAGATAAAAAGACAATCAGTTCCATTAATGCGATGCAAAATAAAGTTGCAACAGCTAGCAAGTCACTTGGTAGCACATCGGCAGATCAGATGTACAAGGCAGGCATTGACGCGGCAAAAGGGCTAGTAAAAGGCTTGGATAGTCAGCAAAAAGCACTAGATGCGGCGGCTCGACGCGTAGCGAATACGATTACTAGCTCGGTACGAAAGGCGCTAAAAATACACTCTCCATCGCGGGTTATGCGGGATGATGTAGGGCGTTATATCCCGCAAGGTATCGCAGCAGGAATCGATGCTGATGCGCAATATGTTGAAAAAGCTATGCAAGACATCAAAATCGCAGGCGTTTCGTTGCCGAAAATTACAGCGGAGAGCGTGCTAGGGCTGAAAACAACAAAGGCGCAGACAAATACACCAATTCAGGTTAACGTGCCGAAATCAGAGCCACAGGCAGTTTACAACGATGCGCAAGTGATTGCTTTATTGAAACAGCTCGTTGAAAAAGACCCAACAATGGTTGTTAACGGAAAAGTGCTAGCAGAGGTCGTCAATAACGAGAGTGGTAGTACTCAAAGCTTACTAAATTTCATGGGAGGGATTAAATTTTGACTAAGTTTCATATGATTGTGGATGGTCAGATATTTGACCTCACAGAATTGTTCGATTTGAGGGTAGTGGAATTTAAGCGGCAGTCTCCCCAGATTGTAAATAATTACACGACAAGTCAAGGCATAGACGGCGGAGAGGATGAAGGTAGTACTTTTGAAAAGTTCACGTATGCTATTACATGCAAATTCATCACAGAGAACTCCGTAGATTATCATTTGAAAGTAAATGAACTGTATCGCTTCATTTACCGCCGCGAATCATATTTTATTCATATTGACAGGGAATACGGGAAAATGTTTGAAGTTCACCCGTTGCCGGTTGATATTGAACGTATCTCAGAGGGCAGAGGAAACATTACTCTGCTATTTGAAGTGTTTCGGGGTTATGGTAGGTCATTCACAACAACCTTAACCCCTCTTACTTTTGAAAGTAATACGTGGCAGTTTGCACAGGGCTTGGAGTTAGCAGATTATCAATATACACATCAATCGAACCGATTTAATATTTTCAATGCCTCGGATTTTCCGATAGATCCGCGCGTTCACGATTTGGAAATAATCATAAAAGGATCGAGCGAGGGTGAATTAAATTTCTATAATCGAACAAATGGGGATCGCTTTATTTATTATCCACCCATACGAACGATCGACACGTTGACGCTTGAAAAAGGCGCAAAAATGAATGGTATTGCGTGTGGCCGAGATACAAATTTCGGCTTAATCAGGCTAGAGAAAGGGATAAATGAATTTGAGGTATTCGGCGCAAGTCAGTTGGATATCTCTTTTAATTTCCCATTTATCTATGAGTAGGTGGTTGATTTGGACATACAAGTAAGTGACTTTGATAAGCAATACAAAGAGAATGTGATAGGGTTCGAGAAGGATTCTTTTGTTGAAACCTGGACAGAAAACCAAGCTTGGCAAATTGATTTTATTATCAAAGAAAAGCCTGGTGAAAATGATGTATCTTTTCGCTTAATTGATTATGAAAGTTCGATTTTTTACGACGGCCAAGAATTTGTTATTAAGAAAATGACGTCTGCAGGTGCTGGGGCGAAGCATATTAAATCAGTGACGGCAACACATGTTAGTTTCAATATGCAAGACCAATTTCGCTATGAGGTTTTAACGGGAAAACTAACTATTCAAGCCTGCTTGAAACATATCTTCGGCGTGGATCAAAATAAAGTGAACGCTGCAGGTTTCTCTTGGGAGGTTATCGGCAGTTTTATTTCGATTGAGCAAGAGAACTTTGGGGCGAACGATTGGCTAAATTTGCTGTTAGAGGTTCAAAAGGATTATATGGCCACGATGATTCCGGATAATAAACACCTAGCGTTCCGAGTAAGTGACTACGGAGAAAAGACAGAGAATGAAATACGCTACCGAGAAAACACAAACGAAATTCAATTTGATATCGATACGTTTAATTTACGAACACAAATTCGTGGATCGGGTAAAAAAGATGAAGATGGAAACGACTTATTCCCACCAGTCACGTACACCAGTCCAGAGGCGGATAGGTGGGGTATTCGAGTTGCTGATCCTGTCGAAGATGAACGATACACAGACGCGTCCAGCCTAACCGCTCGATTAAAAAACGACTTGCAAGATAAGCCAGAGGTCTCTGGTTCTGTTACATTATCTAAGTTATACAACGTGAATAAGTGTGATTATGTCATGATTATCTATGAACCATTAAATATCAAAATCGATGTGAAGATATGCGGTTTTAAAAAATATCCATTTGTAATTAAACCGCCGGACGTAACTATATCAAACAGAAAAAAAGACATGCAATCTATTATTGCTAATTTAGCAAGAAAAGTGATGAAAGGAGCGCGATAGTATGCAATTAGAGAAATGGGAAGACGGGAAGCTTGATAGCGATAAGAGAGACCGTTTCAATCGCAATGTAGACAAAATGAACGATGCTATGTTAGAAATGGATCGAAATTTTGCCGCATTGGAGAAGAAATTTCACAATGTAGTTGTTGAGGCATCAGGTGATGATAATTCAGAAGTGGTCGGAATGAGAACCAATTTTAACGGAACCTACTTTGATTCTGCAGACTTGCGTTTGACTGCTACTGAAAGAACAATTGCAAGCCAGTTAGCAGCGCAAAATATTGAAATGGATGTACTGAGAGCTGATAACATAGAGATGCGGCAACTTATTTCTGCTTTGTACGGCGCAACAGAGGGCAATTTAGAAATTTATGTAGATGCTGCGAAAGGCGACGATGTAGCAAATGACGGTAGCTTTGCTCAACCATATAAGACATTAACAAAAGCGGTGGCACAAATACCGCGCGCTATTAATGGTAACTCTGTTTATATCACGCTTGCCCCAGGCTATTATGATGAAGATGTATACATTAAAAATAAGCAAATTTCAGCAATCTATATTCGTGGTTCAAATCATGAAACAGTAGATCCTGCTAATAAGCAAACTGGCGTATTCCTAAGGCATTTGAACATTCAAGATTGTACTGGTTACCTGTTTATTAAAGGGATTAATCAGCTTAATGCTGACAAAGTGCCGGAAGGAAAAGGAACATTCATGTTTACGAGGTGTTCTTATGCCAGTGTGGGCTTTTGTCGTTTCGATGATGCGAAAGCAAAAACAAATAGCGTTCCAGCTGTTGTTATAGACGGTTCGCGAGGTGGTGCTCATAATAGTTATTTCGTGAATCAATATGCTGCGCAAGTAGATCAATACACATCTCATTCTAGCTTTCCTTACACTAACGGTGGAACTGGAAATATTTATGCAGTTATCTCCAATGCGTCAATTATACAAATATCCGGCACATTAAATGTAGCTGCTACCACACAGAAGTTAGAACAGAACGGAGGGAAGATATTCTAATGGCTGAAAATAATAAAGTGTATAAGGACTTAGGAACAGAGTTAGAAATATCTAGCTCACATCAGAGTTCAATCGATTTAAAAGGTAGTTTCTCAACCCAAGATATTCAGACGGCGCGTTTAATATTCCCTATTGAAAAAGATAAAATGCCCTTCCCACTGAGTTCTTTGACAGCATCTATTTACATGAAAGGGAACGACTTTGTTTTACAAGATACCTGCAGTATTAATAAAGATTTGAGCAAAGTAAGCTATATTTTGGATGATGATACGATTAAACATTTTGGTTCTGTTCAAGCAGAGCTATATTTGCGATATAACCAGGGACAGTCTTTATCTGTTCATAAATTCCATTTCAAAATTGACCAGGCGCTTGTAGATCAAGATTTAGATGTTATCTATCAAGTATACATTCGTGATTTGGAAGATGTGAAGGCGGAATATATCGCAAATTTTGAAAACCTGGACACAGAGTTACGACAGATGTTAGAAGGGCTACGAGTAGAAATTACAGGACTTGAAGGTGATTCGGATGCATTGAGTGCAAAACTAATAGCGTTGGAACAAACATTAATTGCGATGGATGCGCTGAAAAAGTCAGGGGATACAGCAACAGGAACAATAAATAATACGGCGGAAGTGGGATATACAGTTAGTTATGGATATTTACGGCATTATGTCGGAGTGCAAACGTCTGGCACTACGATTAGAATACAAATTGGTAGCTCAGCAACTAGTTGGGGTAAATATGTTGATATCGTAGTCGGAGGAACAGAAACGGTTGGCGATAATGAATTTTGCATTTTCCCGATTAGTCCGACAGCGGCATACGCGATAGGTATTGCCCCTGTGGGTACAAAATGGTCTAAATCTATAATAAATGGCGTAGAAAAAGTGGCATCAAACACAACAAATATGAAAAGTGTTGTTGAAATTGGTAGGAATAAGGATATTGGCTTTCTGGGGATTAACGGATCAAACGCTTTAACCGATGCAATCGTTTCATCTAACGATGACTTTAACAATGTCTTGGAATTTGGACGAAACTATTACATTTCGGCAAGTGCCAAGAATGCCCCTGTGGCGGTTGGAACGGATACGGCAGGGTCAGCGACGGCTTATGTACGCTCAGTAAGCTCTATTGGACAGGTTTATTATCATTATAACGGGCGCTTGTTCTATCGCTATATGCGTAACTCTCCACTAGCGCCATATGTAACCTCGAAAACAGACGCAAATGGCTGGGTAGAGTTTGAAACGGTCGTGGGCGCTCAAACGAAAGCAGACAAAGCGCTTTCTGATGCCAAAACAGATGCTACAACGAAAGCAAACACGGCGGAAACGAACTCAAAAGCGTATACTGACTCTTACTTTGCAAGTAAAACGATAGCATCAAACCTCGCGATTTATTTAAGTGATACACAAAGTTATACATGGAATCACGCGAACATGAAAAAGGGTATGTACATTGAAGTTGTACGGTACACTGTTGGAACTGGTTCAAACGACTATGGTTATTTTGAAATTTTTGTTTCGAAAGATTTCATTGAGCGCAGATTAGGAAAAGCATGTTGGTTGCCAATTCCGCAATCGGCAAGCGGTGAAAAGAAAGCTGTTAAGTTTGCAATAAGCGGAAATGTTGGTACGTTAACGGGTTATGCGAGTAATGCGACATCGCCTGATTCGGCGTGGGCAGTATCTAATTTGAGAATAGACTAGAATGGAGTGATAAAAATGGCTAAAGCGTTTGTAAAAATTGGTGCGGACGGCTATGTAAATGAGTGGGTTGCGCCTAAGGAAGAAGATGGCTATATGCTCATTGAATCGGATGATTCGCTGGTTACTAATATCGATTGTGTAAAAATCGTCAACGGCGTTGCGGTGTTGGATAAAGAAAAGCAGGAAGAACTACAAGAAGAAAATAAAGAAATGATAGAAATGCTTGAACAAGAAAAAGCAATGTATGAATAAACGCCGAATAGGCGTATTTTTTATGGAATGAAAGCGGGTGAAGGGATGAAGGCGAGAATTTATAAAAATGCGCTGGGGTTGATATTAGGAGGGCAAACACTTCTGTTTGGTCTTTTTTTTATTGTTTCATAAAGATTTTATGGAGACCAAAGGGGCATATGAGAGTTTTACAAATGTGATGGATGACAGTCATGCGGCGGCATTACTCATTCTGATTGGACTAATGTATATTTTGTGCGTTCTCTTTAACTGGAACAAGTTAAGAAGATGGGCAATTGTTGCGATGTCATTTATATGGCTAGTTTTTTTCACAGCATTCTTACTTCGTGAAATTGGCGGTTATCCCAATTCTGGTTGGATATTTACATCTGGTTTGAATGTGGCGATTATCTATGAGGCAGTGAAGGAGGACTTTGAATGATTGATTTTTTAAATTCAATTCCTCCAGCGGTTCTCGTAGCAATCATCGGAGCTATGGGAACTTATATTGCAACAAGAAAGAAAAGCAAAACTGATGTGGAATCTATATACACAAAAGAAATTCAAAACATTATTGATGAGTATAATCGCCAGCTAGGCGATCTGAAAGAAGAGATAGCCAAGCTAAAAAAAAGAAAATGCTGAATTAACTTCTATTGTGCAAGGTTTAAAAAATCAAGAGAAAGGAGGTGAATAAGATGGAATTTGGAAAAGAACTTTTAGTTTATATGACGTTCTTGGCTGTAGCAGTACCCTTAGTGGTGCAGGCGATTAAGAAGACTGATGTTATCCCTAAAAAATGGCTCCCAGTAGCATCTATCGCTTTAGGTGTGACTCTTGGGCTACTTGCGCTCGGATTACCTGGTGCCGGCAGCCCCTTTGTGATGGCATGGGCTGGTGGTCTAGCGGGGGCGGGAGGAACAGGAGTATTTGAGGTATTCACTAACCGAGCTAAAAAATATGGAGAGGATGATAAATAATGACATTAACATTAAATTGGCTTATCGAAAAAGCAAACTTACGTTTAAATGTAGCTGGAGTTGAAAAGGATTTAGCGGATCGCACGAGGTATGTTATTCAAAAAGCGCATGCGGAAGGTATCTATATTTGCGTCGTTAATCCTTGTTTCCGTTCAAAAGCGGAGCAAGATGCACTGTATGCACAAGGAAGAACTAAGCCTGGCCAAATTGTTACCAATGCAAAAGGCGGCCAGTCTAACCACAATTTCGGTGTAGCGGTTGACCTTTGTTTGTACACGAACGATGGTAAAAACGTTGTGTGGGAAACTAACACGAAACGCTGGTTACGTGTCGTTGCGATTGCTAAAAGTGTTGGATTTAAATGGGGTGGAGACTGGACAAGTTTTAAAGATTACCCGCATTTCGAGTTATACGATAAAGCAGGAGGAGCTAAAAAGCCAGTTTTGCCAGCTATACCAAATAGCGGTACCGACAAGCCAAAAGGCAAGAAAACGGTGTATGCAAAACATGATTTATATCTACTACCTGAGGGCGATTGGAAAGCAAAATCAACTAAAACAATCCATGAAGGATACGCAGCCGTATTGAATTTTGATGTAACCAGCAATGGTTTTGTGCAGGTCGAGTTTCAAGGGAAGAAATACTTTTACTCAGGAGCGATTGACCCGTACTGGTATACGAAAAATCCAAACGTTCGGTATAAAGCGATAAAGGATGTCCTTACACGTGCTGAAAACAAGTGGGGCGGAGCTGCTTCATTCCGCATGAAAAAGGGCGAAGAAGTGAATGTCGTTGCTATTGTAGGAAACTGGCTCAAATGTTCTAAATCGGGTGTTATTGGCTATCTTCCGAATGACGGTAAACACTTAATTAAAAAATAA